TGTATCAGCAATCGATGCGCTGGTTCGGGAGAAGCTCGACTATATGGATGACTATCCCGATGACTACAGCGACAAGGACAAAAAGTATTTGGAGGTAGTATGGAACAGAATACTCAGGGGCTGAACCGTATCATCAGGATACTTGACGAGGAGCTTACAGAGTTGCAGACTGCTGGCCTGTACCGTGAAGCTGAAAAGACACGGGCAAGGCTAGAGACCTATCTCGATATGCGGGACAGGGCGCGACAAATACTGGAAGGACTCCCCGACAATGTCAGACGATACGAAGGACAATAACGTAATCTATCTTAACAAGCGGCTGGAGTTTACGGCAGAGGCAGTGCCTGTTGTATGTAAGCTGGCAGGGGAAACATTGAAGGATGTTGTAATACTGGGCGAGTCTCGAGATGGATCGATCAAGATGATAACCACGCAACCTGATGTGGCAGACATCTTGTTCTATATAGAGTCGGCGAAGTTTGCAATCATGCAAGGAGGGCTAGAAGATGAATGAGATGTCAGCAGAGACGCAGGAAATGCTGTCTATTATGGATGAGTATGAGCGGGGCGATGTCAATCTGGAGGAGGCTGTCGCAAAGATATCGCAGTACGCACCACTAGGCGACAACACCATCGCGGAAATCTTGATGGGTGTGGAGCGGGAAAACGTATTGAAGTTCCCAGAGCCAAGGTTCGAGGAAGTAGAGCCGGAGGACGATGAGTCTTGCAGCAAGGCTGTGTTTTCTTTTACCGCTGAGTTTGACTTAGACGACCCAGCATAAATGTACGGTGTACAAGTAGGGGCTTGACTTACACCGTGGAGGACATCATGAAATTTAAATACAAGACGGAGCCGTATGAGCATCAGCGAGTTGCGCTCGAAAAATCCCATTCACAAAGAAACTACGCTTACTTTATGGAGATGGGCTGTGGCAAATCAAAGGTACTCATTGACAACATCACTTGGTTATACGAAGGCGGACACATCGACACCGCGATTGTCGTTGCGCCAAAGGGGGTATACCGGAACTGGCAGATATCAGAGATACCTGCTCATTTACCAGAGGACATTGAACATGAGGTCTATGTTTGGAATCCGAACCCAAACAAGACTCAGACGAACCACCTCACGGAAGGTCTTACGCAGCGTGAAAAGCTCCGCATCTTACTGGTTAATGTTGAAGGATTTGCGACGCCGAAGGTACGAAAATACTTGGAGATGTTTGTTCGCGGATCGGCGTTTCTACTTGCGGTTGATGAGTCAACAACTATTAAGAACCCAAAGGCCAAAAGGACTAAGGCTTTGGTTGCGCTTGGCAAGGGTGCATCGTTTCGCCGCATACTCACTGGATCGCCAGTCACTAAGTCGCCGATGGATCTTTACTCGCAATGTGAATTTATGGACAAAGGACTGCTTGGACATGACTCTTACTACTCATTCCAAGGGCGCTACGCAATCACAAGAACTCAGCGGATGGGCAATCATAGCTTTCAACAAGTCGTGGGATACAGAAATCTTGACGAGCTTTCTACCAAGCTGGATCGTTTCTCGTATCGCGTAACCAAGGAGGATGCGCTCGACCTGCCGGAGAAGATATATACTGTCCGGCACGTTGGCATGACTGACGATCAGCTTAGACATTATATGTCACTGAAGAACGCAGCCATTGCTTTGCTGGATAACGGTGAGTTGGTGTCTGCCCCGGCGGTGATGACCCAGTTGCTGCGCCTTCAGCAGGTGCTGTGCGGTCACTTGATGACAGACGATGGTGAGCTAGTGGAGTTCAAGACAAAGCGGCTGGACGCACTGCTAGAGACGGTAGAAGAGATGTCCGGCAAGGTCATTATCTGGTCACGGTTTCGGTACGACATAGTAGCTATTGTAGCTACTTTAGCTAAAGCATATGGGTCGGGGTCGGTTGTCTCATACTTCGGCGATACGACAGATGAACAACGTCAAAACGCTATAACGTCATTCCAGTTCGGAGATGCAAGGTTCTTTGTTGCCAACCCACAGACCGCAGGCTATGGCCTGACGCTGACGGCAGCAACAAACGTGATCTATTATGCCAACGATTTTAATCTTGAGACGCGAATACAATCGGAGGATCGGTGTCACCGTATTGGGCAGAAGAATACCGTGACCTATGTAGACTTTATGTCGAAGGGCACGATTGATGAGTACATTGTTAAAGCTCTTCGGGCGAAGATTGATCTGTCGGCAAAGACTCTGGGCGAACAAGCGAGGAAATGGCTTGAAGTTTCTCCCCGCCGTGGTGACGATTAGCGGCGTTCTGGTTTGATGTTTTTGAGGGGTTGAATTGATGGGGGTAAAGGTGACATTCGTGTGTAACAAGGTCGACATAGAGGAGTCGGACGCCAAGCTTCTGCTGCTTTTGTTTCAGAGTGCGGCTTATAATGCTCCCGTTTTCCCGTCGAGCTACCGTCTTCACATCGAAGAGCAAGAGTTCGCCTTTCGGGTTCAGGGCTATAAGATCAATCGGTCCCTGCTCGATGAAGGGGGAGTACACATAGCAGCCTTGTGACATCAACCACTCGGCTGCAACGAGTTCAGATCTTTTACCATCACAAATTCTATGATCTGGTCTCATTTGGTACTTGACCCCCTGTTTCTATCTAGGATAAGGTCTAAACAGTAACAGCATGAAAGTTAGGAGTAAAGATGAATACCAACAAATGGAAATCAGTCGCTGTATCTATCGAGGTGTACACACTTTTGAAGGATTTGGCACAGAAGAATGACCGCAGCGTGAGCAAACAGCTTGCTCATATTGTCAAGAAGGAGGTTAGTGAAAAAGCTGCTTGACCAAGACTACCACCCTCTATAGGGTAATCAACCTAAAGCCGAAGGGCGTAAACTTTGTAAGTGAAAGGAAGAACGATGAGCGATGTGTTCTCGCTAATGGAAGAGGAAGTCGATGCCAGTAAGTTCGACAACATCCAAAAGGACGGCGTATCAAAGTTATCAAACTTGATCCGTGCGTCCATCCAAGTGGACAAGGATATCGAGGATGCCGAACAGCATCTGAAAGATCTGAAGTTCAAGAAAAAGAAAATCACAACAGAAGATATCCCCGCTCTTATGGAAGAGATGGGAGTTGATAGTCTCGAGGTCGACGGTCACAAGGTGAAGGTGCGACCTTTCATTCATGCTCGTATTGCTGATGACAAGAGGGATGAAGCGTTTGCTTTTCTCCGGTCTATTGGTGAGGCGGACATCATTAAGAACGATGTTGTGGTGTCATTCTCCGCAGGCCAAGACAATATGGCTGGCGCGGTAATCGATGACCTAAGAAATCAAGGCTTTGATCCAGCACAAAAAACGCACATCCACGCCTCGACACTAAAGTCGTGGGTAAGGCAGCGCGTGGAAGCTGGCAAAGATTTGGACTTCGATACATTCGGAGTTTACGTTGGCGCAGAAGCAACTATTAAACGGAGTTAGTTATGAGTAACACACAAGTAGCAGAGAAGAAGACCACTGCGGTGGCAAATATTATGGCAGATCTTGAGGCACACTCAGGGGCTGGTATGGATCAGATCGGCACAGAGGATATGCAGATTCCATTTCTGCGTGTCTTGCAACCAATGTCTCCACAGTTAAACGAACAAGAGCCTGTGTACATTGAAAATGCGTCGGCTGGTGACCTTTACAATTCAGTAACAGGTCAGTTCTGGAAACGTAAAGAAGGGGTGTACGTTATCCCGTTCGGGTACACCGTTAAGTATCTTGAGTTCCTGCCCAAGGATCCGGGGTCATCGAGCAAAGGTGGTCTGGTAGGTGAACTAAACGCCAAAGATCCAGACATTCATCGCACGACTCGTACTGGTGCGGTCGAGATCCTGCCGTCAGGTAACGAGTTGATTCGCTCACACCAGCATCTGGTTGTTGTGGTTGATCCAAAGACAGGTGCTTCTCATACCGCTATCTGTGACCTCAAGAAGTCAGGCATCAAAGTATCCAAGCGTTGGAACACAATGATGCGGATGGTTCAGTACGAAGGCAAGAACGGGCCGTTCAACCCACCTATGTGGGGTACTGTCTGGAAGGTAACAGGTGTTCAGGAGTCAAACGATTACGGTAGTTGGTTCAACCTAAGTGTTGATCGTGTAGATCCTACCGACGTTCCGGCTCAAGCAATCCAAGAAGCCAAGAATATGTTTGAGTCTTTCCAGAAGGGAGAGGTTAAGACATCTGCTGGTACTGCGGATGAGATGGGTGCAGCAACTCCAACCACTGACGATGTTCCTTTTTAGGTAGGGTCATCTAAGCTGCTGGACAGGGGGCAGCAATAAGGTTTTTCGGTTCCTACCTAGAACACAACTCCTTGTGACCGAATAACCACCCCCTGCTTTTTACCATAAGGAGTTTGCTATGAGCCTAGCAGAACGGTTTATGGCTGCGTTTGAAGGCTTCAGCGCAGCGCACGGACAGACACAGATATCAGATGAGAGACGCGCTGGAAAGCAGAAGGCGAAGTCTTACATTGTACGGAAGCCACTGACACTAGACCTGATCAAGTCACACATCGCCGGAGACTGGGGCGTTGGATCAATCCCTATTAACGAAGATAACAAGTGCCGATTTGGTGCACTGGACATCGATCAATATCCATTAGATTTAGAAGCCCTTGATAAAAAATTACGCGACGCCGGCATACCTTGCATAGTGTGTAGGTCTAAGTCGGGCGGCGCCCACATTTTCTTTTTCTTTAAAGAGTGGATTGGTGCAGGAGAGTTCCGTGATAAAGCTTCAGAGATTTCTGCCGTACTTGGTTATGGCGGCTGTGAGATTTTCCCAAAGCAGGAACAGGTTCTTGTCGAGCGTGGGGACGTGGGTAACTTTATCAACCTGCCGTATTTTGATGCGGAACAAACACTCCGTTACGCGCTGCTTGAAGACGGCGAGGCCGCGACACTAGAACAGTTTCTAGATTTAATTGAAGAGCGTAAGCTGGATGTATCCACTTTCCTAACACTGGAGCTAGGCGGCACGTCAGATCAGTTTAAGGAATGGCCTCCGTGTCTCAAGCACTTGTTGGAGTCAGGTATTCCAGAGGGTGGCAGGAACACGACGATGTTTGCTGTGGGTACAGCCTGTAAACTTGTTGATCCTGACAACTGGAAGACCCTGCACGAGAAGATTAACACACAGTATTGTCAGCCACCTTTGCCTGCGTCAGAGATCGTAACGATCCAGCAGCAGCTAGAGAAGAAAGAATATTTTTACCCGTGTGAACAGCAGCCACTGGCCTCTCATTGCAACAAGAATTTATGCAAGCGAAAGAAATATGGTATCGGTCCAGCACAACAGAGCGTGGATCTTGCTGGGCTGTCAGTGATTTTGTCTGAGCCAAGGCTGTGGTTTATGGATGTGAACGGTCGGCGCTTGGAGCTAACGACAGAGGAGCTACAGGTTCCGCTGAAGTTTCAACGTGCCTGTATGGAGCAGCTAAACTTTATGCCGCAAGCTATGAAGGCGGCTGACTGGCACACGGTAGTCAACTCTATGATGGACAACCTAAACGAGATCGAGGTGCCACAAGAGTTAACATACAAAGGCCAGTTCATTGACCACTTAGAAAACTATTGCACCGGTAATGTGCAGGCTCAGTCGGCAGAAGAACTACTGCTCGGCAAGCCATACCCAGAGGAAGGTAAGATTTTCTTCCGGCTCGAGGGCTTGATGAACTACCTGCGTAACAAACGCTTTGATGAATACACTAGAGCACAGATTCAAGAACGTATTAAAGAGGTCAATGGTGGAGAAGAATCTCACGGCGTTAAGGGTTTTAAAACAGTTAAGGGTTCGTGGAAAACAATTCGCGTATGGTGGGTTCCAGAGTTTGTGGGAGAGGTAGAAATACCAGACGTTTATGTAGAAACTTCTGAGGTTCCGTTCTGATGGAAACAACTATCTTCGGTCCTCCCGGCACTGGCAAGACAACCAAGCTGATTAACATCGTGAAGCAGGAGCTAGAGAATGGCACACCTGCTGACCGCATTGCTTTTGTTTCTTTCAGCAAGAAAGCTGCTGAAGAAGCACGAACTCGTGCGGCTGGGGTGCTGGGTATGGATCCGAAGCAGATGATTTGGTTTCGTACTTTACACTCTATGGCATTTCAATTTAGCGGGATGAACACCCGTCAAGTAATGAGAGGCAGCGACTACGCTGCGCTCGGCAAGTTAGTCGGGCTAGAGTTCGGCTCAAACTCTAGCCTGACTAGCTCTGATGGGGTGTTGTTTACCCCCGGAAAAAGCGGAGACGCCTATCTGTCTATGATACAGATGGCAAGGGTCAGGGGCATCGATCTAGCAGATCAGTTCAATCAGACAGGTGACTATAACCTAAGCTATCAGCAAGCACGAATTGTTCGCAACGCTATGCAGTCATACAAAAGCGAAGCCAACAAGTTTGATTTTGTGGACATGATCGAGAACTTTATAGCCGAGGGCCAAGGGCCAAGTATCGATGTCCTTATTGTCGATGAGGCTCAGGACCTTGTACCGCTACAGTGGAAGATGGTTCTCGGGGTGCTACGTCCTATTGCCAAACGTATCTATTATGCAGGGGATGACGACCAGTGTATCTATGCGTGGATGGGTGTTCAGGTGCGGGACTTCTTGGGAGCTTGTGAGAACAAGGAGATATTGCAGCAGTCATACAGGATACCCGCGCAGGTGCACGATGTAGCGGGTCGCCTTGTCAAGAGAATAGGTGTGCGTCAGGAAAAAATTTGGAATCCTGCCACTCATCAGGGGACAGTTGTCTGGCATCATGATATTATGGATGTAGACATCAGAACCGGTGAGTGGTTAATCCTTGCAAGAACAAATTACATTGCAAATCAAATCTCTACACAGCTTAAAGAAAGCGGTTATGTATTCTACCGCGAAGGTTCTGGTTGGTCTGTATCCCCCAACATCCTAGAAGCAATTGAGGTATGGTTACGCTTATGCAAAGGACACGCTTTATCTGCCCAACAGTTGAAGACCTTCGAGAAACAAATCAGACCAAACATTTTGCCCAAGTCTGGGCGCTCTATACTCCGCTCCCTAGATCCAGATCAAGACTATACTCTCGACGACATTACAGAGAAATGCTTGTGGCCCGTGTCGAAGGAGACACCGTGGTACGAGATAGTGAAGGTGTCGGAGAAGGAGCAGATATATATAACTTCTGTCCGCCGTGCGGGGGAGAGGATCCTTACAGACAAACCTCGTTTAAAAATTTCTACGATCCATAAGGCCAAGGGTGGTGAGGCAGACAACGTGCTGCTTCTTCTCGACTCTACAAAAGCTGCATTAGAAAGTCCTGATCAAGATTCCGAGGTCAGGACTTTTTATGTGGGTATTACACGGGCTAAGAAAGCCTTGCATTTAGTTGAACCAAAAACAAGAAACGGATTCTACCTATGAAAACCAGAGAAGACTTCCTCAACAAAGCAGAAGAACTAATCAACGGGCCGAGAGCCAAGGAGTATGGTCCTGCTAAAATGAATCACGAGCGGATTGCTGCGATCTGGAATGTTTTCTTGGAGCGTAAGTTGGTTCATGCAATCACCCCAGAAGATGTGGT